ACACCTGGGCGTGTACCACCGAACCCGGTAGATACCATCTGGAGAACCCGGGCCGTATCGAGGGTACCGCTATCCTTGTCCCGGACCAATACCGTGGGGCGTATGAGACAGGGCTACACCGCGGTCAGTACGACGCCCTTGTCCAGCGGCGCAAACCAGTCAAGGTGTACCGAGACAACAACCAGGATGAGATCATCGATATTGACCCCAGTACCGTCACAGAGGGGTTCCAGGGAATCAACATCCACAAGGCAGGCAAGTCTTCCACTCAGGTCAACAAGTGGTCCGCGGGATGTCAGGTCTTCGCGAACGAAGCCGACTTCGAAGAGTTCATGAGTTTCTGCTACATCTCACGGAGCAAGTGGGGCGACAGCTTTACTTACACGCTCATCGACGAGCCTGACTTTAGCTTGCTCAATCAGTGATGGCGTCGAAGTAGAATACGCTTGCTGCCCGGTCGAGCAGGTCTTCAGACGCCTCGAGCAACGTGTCTCCCTGACCCACGGCGATACGCGCATCTGCGATGAAGAGACCAAAGCCACCACATACGGGCCGAACGTCTACATCGTCGAAGCCCATGTCTTCCACCGCCTCAACAAGCTGAGCTGTGTTGACCGCGGCACGCATGATCGGCTCAAGTGACTGGGTTGTACTCATCATGTGGCTGTAACCTTTCTGCGAGCCCAACGTCCCGGCCCGCTACGGGCATCGATACGGGCACGTTCGCCCAAGTCAACCAGATGAGCTACCCAGCTTTCGTATCTGCCCGGTTCGTTTTCGGCTTCTCGTGGGGCAGATGAAAACGCTTCTGACAATCCCTTGACGTGACGCATCGTAGGTAGTCGCGCGCCTGATTCAATCCTGCTCACCTCTGACTGACTCAAGCCTGCAGCGCGGGCGAGATCTGCGAGTGACCACTTCCGTGTTTCTCGAGCACTCCGCATGAATCGAGCAAATGAGCTTTCTGCCATATTGTCTCCTTGTTACACCACAACGGTAGCCTGATGAACGAGGTACGTCAACTTTAATCCTTGACACCCTGTCACGCTTCTCTTATGTTCCCAGCACACAAACACCTGCCCAGAATGGTACATGACCGGACAGCCGCACATAAGCTACATCGTTAGTCCACAAGGAAAGTTCGAGGAGCTTAAAGCCCTTGAAGCCTTGGTACCCGGCCTACTCGTCTATGGACGTGCCGATGGGCGAAGGCGAATGCGCCTCAAGAACGCGCTGCCCGCCCAGATGGATGGAATGAATACATGCGAGATCTACGCGCCCGTGCACGCAGCATGGCTTCTCGAGGGACTACTCAGGTACTACTTGCTGCCATTCACGTCATCCTCGTCGGGGGTCAATGGCATCACAGGTTGGTCGAACGCTCCAAGCGAAAGAGAGAGTCTCTCATCCGAAGGCCGTCGTATCGCCAATGAGTTGGTCGATGAGGGAATACTGAGAAGTCACGTACCTGAACTCGCGACACCGTACCAGTTCATGGGAGCCGCTTGGGTACAGTCTCGCCCGTGGGCGTTCTACGTTTGGGCCTGTGGCTCCGGCAAGACACTGGGGGCAATCATGGCTTCCCTGAGCCGTCCTGGCCCAGTTCTCGTCGTATGCCCCGCCAAGGCGCGTCACGTTTGGTGGAGTCAGGTACAAGAGTACACGCATATCCGACCCTTCCGAATACGCCCGACGTCAAGTGCGCGTAAGAAGGACGAGAGCTTGGATGACTACCTGGACGACTGCGCTGCACGCCATCAAGCACCGTTCATCATCATGGGCGCCGAAGCTCTGGCAGACAACATTGGTATCGCCAGACGAATCGCACCCAGCGTACTCATCCTCGATGAGATTCACACCCACGGTAGCCGCAAGCGTTGGAAGGCAATCCAAGAAGCAGATGGCTCCGTCAGCTTTGAGCGTAGGAAAACCGCGGCAAGCAACCGAGTGGACTCCGCCGTCAACAGGGAAGCACGAGCAGTAGCCGCGATGGACTTGAGCAGGATGGCATCAGTGCAGCTACGGATGGGGCTCACGGCTACCCCACTGGATGATGGCCGACCACGGAGGCTTTGGTCTCAGCTTGACCTGTTGGCTCCTGGTGGCTTCAGTCACAGCTACTCCAACTTCGCCCACCGCTACTGTGCGGCTCAACCAGGCCAGTTTGGTGGCCTCGACGATACAGGAGCAAGCAACCTTGACGAGTTGAAGGCACGCTGCAGCTTCATGGTGCATGAGGTGCCCTACTCTGAGTCCCATGCGTCGCTACCCGACACACGCGTACAAGTCATCTACCTGAGCAACACAGAGTTGAATCGGGCAGAGCGTTGGGATGATGACCAGACATTTGGCCAGGCGCTCAGGGGGTTTATTCGAGAGACGAGGGCTAATCCGTCCGCTCGAGAAAGAGTGGTCGAGGCACGTCTCGCAGAGGCATGTAGCCGCAAGCGCCGCTACGTGGTTCAAGAAGCTGTTGAGGGGCTGCGCGGAGATGGGAAAGTCGTCATCTTCACAGCGCGCCGACGTGAAACAGAGTTGTGGGCACACGATCTTCGTCGCGCACTTACCCAAGGAGACTCAGCTTTGGGTGAGGTCCCGGTTTGGATGGCTCATGGGGGCGTTCCCGAGTCAGAACGGGACATGATGATTGACGCTTTCCGAGAGTCTTCTGGTCCCTGCTGCTTGATCGCGACAGGCCAGAGTGTCGGTACCGGTGTTGACGGCATGCAGACCGCAGACCTCGCCATTTTCGCCATGCTCCCATGGAAGCCTGGTGACTTTGTCCAATGGAAGGGTCGCTTCGACCGCTTGGGCGGCTCCGCGACTCTGTTGAAGGTCGTCGTCGCTTCGGGCACCTATGACGAACGGGTGGTTGACATCCTCGTTGAGAAGTTCGGTCCCATCGAGTCTTTTCTCAAGGCAGATGAACTGGCAGGGCTTGGTGACAAGCTCCAGGGACTCGAAGACCCCGACGCCCTCATTGATTCAATCATCAGCAAGCTGGAGTGCACATGAAAACGTGTAAACACAAGATGACTAAAGAGCAAAAGATACAGCGGCAAGAGAGGGTCCTCGCTGCGTGGCTTTTAGACACGACATGTGAGAAGTGCATTGATGAGCATGTGGCTCTGGTACAAGACCGATTCGACCAGTTGCTCATAGACGTAGACGAGCAGCTATGGCAGCAGGATCACAAATGAGCGGCCAAGTCTTGATTGACGCTGGGCGCTCATCGCGCGGCTGGAGTCGCATTGGCGCCTTCTTCCGATGCCCGCAACTCTTCGCGTATGGTGAGCGGCTGGACATCTCTCTCATTCCAGCTTCTGCGCTCACCCGCGGGAGCATGGGCCATGTCATGCAAGCGCATCAGCACGCCATCTGGGGGACCAAGGGGGGCCACGGTGTGTGGGTAGATGAGAAGTCCTACCACGACCCCGCTGTTTTCCTCCAACCAGAAGAAGCCGTCGAAAAGTGGTGCGAGACCAACGGCGGACATGAGCATCTTGAGCGCATGACCGAGACTTTCCGCCGCTATCTGGCGAACTACCCCGAGGCACCGGGCCTTGTCACTCACGTCGAGTACCCTGTCACCGCTGTGCTGGGTGATAAGGACGGTGCGTGGGGCTTGTGGGTGGTTAACCCCGAGCACCAGCACTTCAACCGAAAAGCCGCCCGGGTCAAGGCATGGGACGGTGGGATTATCCACCCAACACCCCTCAATGTCCCCGGGCACACTGATTCGGGCTCTGCAGTGGTGCTCACACGCCGATTGGACATGGTTACCAAGGACAGAGCTGGTAGATTCTTCGTCTGGGACCACAAACACCAGGCCAGGGTCCAACCTGGGCGCTCTGTCGATGGATATGCCATCGATGGGGGCTTCGCGGCCTTCAGAATCATGGGCAAGCAGATGTTCGGGCGGGATTTCGGGGGTGTAGCCCTGAATCTCATCCAAACCCAAGCTCCTTGGACGGTTGCGCGCCCAATGGTCCCGTCAACCCCGCACCGTGACTCCCATTTCGCCGATATGCTCTGGCGTGCCGAGCATACGCTTGCTCGACTGGACCTTGAACTCCCAAACCACTGGGATTGGCCCAAGGCACAGCATGAAGTCACCTGTATCGGCCGATATGGCGCGTGCGCCGCAATCAAACTGTGTTTTTACGGAGAAGCGGTCACAATCTGACCGGTTTCACCTTCCCACCTACGTTATTCCCTCACCCTTACCCAAAGCCAACCTTTCTTCCTGGGAGACAGCATGATGAAAGAATCCAGCCTGCCCACCGTCATGGCGACGGTGTTCGGCAAGCCAAAACAAAAGAAAACCAGCGACACGTTGGCGGCTTTCCCGACCGCGTTGTTCCTGGGCGTACCTGCCGCGATTACCTTGGTCGCACAGAACGAGTTGGGGTTCTCTCCAGCGATCTACCCGACGCCGCCCAAGAACCTCGGCGATCTCGTGACATTGCTCAACGAACTCGCGGAGAAGGGGACAGCGCTTCAGTATGGTGCGGTTGTCATAGACGACATGAGCCACCTTTGCCAATGCTCCATGCTCGAATGGACAGAGCAAGCGCCTACGGGCAGAAGCGGCAAGAAGGACCGCTTCTATCCCTACCAACAGTTGAACCAGCATCTACTCCAGATCGCCTATGTGGCACGACACCTTGGAACCCACATGCTGATGACGTTCCATGAGCGCATGCCTGGTACCAATGCAGATGGGCGTTTCTGCCCGGGTGGCCCTGATGTTCCGTCTCGGAATCAGGTTGAGACGCTGCCTTCGTGGTGCGACATCACGGTTCGCGCCATGGTGGACCAAGACTACCCAGACCCATGGTTCCCGGGGGTCTACTACTG